GTCCCAGGCCACCACCCCGCCCCCGGCCACGCTGCCCACGCGGGCCGAGTCCCAGGCCACCACCCCGCCCCCGGCCACGCTGCCCACGCGGGCCGAGTCGTAGGCCCACACCCTGCCCCCGGTCACGCTGCCCACGCGGGCCGCGCCGTAGGCCCGCACCCTGCCCCCGGTCACGGCGCCCACGCGGGCCGCGCCGTAGGCCCGCACCTCGCCCCCACGCACGGCGCCCACGCGGGCCGCGCCGTAGGCCCGCACCCTGCCGCCGGTCACGGTGCCGACGCGGGCCGAGTCGTAGGCCCGCACCCTGCCCCCGGCCACGGTGGAGACGCGGGATGAGCCGAACACAAACAACCGCCCCCGCTTCACCGCCTCGACTACGCCCTCGGCCAGCACGTACCGCCGGCACTCGCGGCGCACCGCAGCCTCAATCTCGGCGAGTTCGTCGGGGGTGTAGCAGCCCGCACGCTCCATGCCCTCCGTGGCGCGTGAGTCCAGCGCGTACACCCACGTCCCGGTATCAGGGCTCGGGGCGTCCACGCGGGGGTAGCACTCCCACGCGACCAGGCGGTAGCCCGTGTCACGCAGGCGGTACTGATCGGCCGTCTCGCTGTGCGAGTCAGTGTCGCCGATCCACAGCCGGGGTGCGCCGTCGATCATCGCCGCGAATCCGCTGACGGGTACGCACATGATCAGTCTCCTTGCGCCCGGGCCCATTCCCGGGCAAGCCCTGCCCCGGGCCGTCAGGCCCCGGGGCGGGTGGTCAGGCGGCGGCGTCTTGGATGGCACGCCCGACGGCCTCCAGGGCGTACCAGGAGAGGGCGTTGAGGACCATCACCACGTCAAACCCCGGGGTCCGCGGGATCGGCGCGTACAGCGCCCGCGCGATGGCCTGTTCCTCGGCGTCTTCGAGACACCGGAACGACCGCACCAGGGCGAACACGCTCGACTCGCCCATGCTCTCGGCGTCCTCGCGCAGCGCCGCAAGGATCTTCGCCCGGTAGCGCCGGGCGAAGGCGATTGTATCGACGTGGCGCGTGAAGCCCGGGACGCCGCCGTCCGCGCCATGCTTAGCGGCGTCGAGCGCCGCGGCAACCGCGTCGCGCCCGCCCCCCAGCTGGCGGAGGACCGCCGGCGCGAGCGGGTGGGCGGCCTTGGCTTGAGTGATCGTCGCCATGATCGTTCCCCTTTGGCCCGGGCCCATTCCCGGGGTGAATCCCGCCCCGGCCCTTTCGGGCGGGGGCGGGGGGTCAGGCGGCGCCGAATCGCAGAATCACGTCGTCACAGTCCGCTTCGCACGCGCGCAGCCAGCGCGGATCGACCACTGGCCCGAGCGGGGCGAGCGCCCCCGCCACGCACCGCGCCGCGATCAGCCGGTCGCGCGGCGGGGCGTCGATGTCGTCCACCAGGCGGGTCACCGCGTCGTCGATCGCATCGACAAGCGTGAAGATGCGTGGATGAACATCGGCGGTCAGTGGGTGAGGTCTGGTTGTCGCCATGTCGAATCTCCTGACAGCCCCAGGCCCATTCCCGAGGGGAAACCAGCCCCGGCCCTCTCGGGCGGGGGCGGGGGGTCAGGCGGCCAACTCCAGCATCTCGGCGACCGCGCCGTCGATCGCCTCAGCGATCTCGTCCCAGGCCGCGGCGACCGGCTCGCCGCCAGCCACGGGGGCGTAGCCCAGGTGCGCCATGAGCGCCTCGACCTCGCCGCACTCGTCGTAGTTGCGCGGGCCGACCCGCCCGCCGTCGAGCCGCGACCGCAGGTCATACCGCTCCCAGTCGCCGGCATGCACCGCGCCCGGCCAGTGCATCTCGGGGTGGGTCTCGGGCTGGAGCCCGGCGCAGGCGTTGGCGCGGGCCGCATCCTGGGCGCGCAGCTCGACCGCGCCGCCGACGCCGAAGACGCGACCGGCGACCGCCACGGTGGCATTGCGCCAGCGGGGATAGTCGCCGTCGGTCTCGATCACCCCGAGTGTGACGGTCGCGCTGATCTGCGTGCCGTCGGCGCGGGTGATGCTGATGGTCCGAGTCGTCATGTCCGATCTCCTGCTCCCGCGTCCGGCGGGTTCGGGTCGGCGCTCGCCGCCGACACCATGAGTATACCGCCTATCGGCGGGGCTGCTCGCGCGAGGGGCCGATTTTGGCGCGAATCGTCAACACTTAGCGCAGCGCTAGGGGGTGGGCAAACGCGCCGCAACCGGACGCCGAACGGCGCACTGGTGGGGCTGGGGCGACGAGGCCACGTACTGCACTGCGCCGAGGAGAGGGGGGCGGGGGTGTGTGTCTGTATTGGCCCGCGCGCGAGAAGTCAAGCCGCGGGGCGGGCCTGGGCCCCACGCGGGCTAGATTGCGGCTAGATTGCGGCAGGGCCAGGGCCAGGGCCTTCAGCACCGCCCTAGACTCGCCGGCAAGCGGCGCGGGCGAGGAGTCGTCATGCGCTACCACCTGTTTTCTCCGCTCGACCTGCCCCTGCCTGGGTACGTGGTGCCGATGGCGCGGGTGTACCTGCCCGATTGCTCGCAGGACCAGGTGCATGAGCCCGGCGCGGGCACCGGCGCGGGGACGTACTTCGAGGGCGGGCGCTGGGTGCGGGGGTGGCTGCACACGCAGCCGGACTACGAGGCACAGCGGGACAAATACGAGGCGCGGATTGTGTGCGATTGGCTGCGGCGCGCGGGCGCGGTGCTGGGCTCGGGCCGGGCCCGGCCGCTGCTGTTCGTGCGCGGCTGGGGGCAGCCGTACAGCCGGCCGCTCGACGGTGCGCGCACGCGCGAGTCGCCGGGGCTCTGGCAACACCCGGCGGACGCGGTGGGCGGCCTGACCGGCTGGGCGAGCCTGTACGCCCGCTCGGGCATCCCCTACTGGGCGCAGCGGGGGCGCGACCTGACGCTGGCGATCCGCCACGAGGCCGAGGCCCAGGGCCTGATGCTGCCCCGCGGGGTGGTGATCGACATGGAGACGGCCCCGAGCCACCGGCAGGGCCTGAAGCTCTCGGGGGCGACGCAGATCGGCAGCTGGCCGGACCACGTGCGCGATTCGCGGTGGGCGTCGGCCACGGTGATCCCCTACCGCACGCTCCTGTCGCTGGGGCGGCGCTCGCTGGCGGAGATGTCGGCGCGCAACGAGATCCCGGCGGTGAACCTGGCGCAGGCCTGGCACCACGCCGACAACCTCGCGTTCTCGCGCTGGTGGGCGGGGACCGTGCGCGCGATCACGAGCGACCTGCTCGACCGCGCCATCTACCGCTCCGCGACCACGCACTTCGAGGCCGACGCCGCCACCGACGACGCCGGGGACCAGGTGGTGACGTCCCAGTACGACCACACGCTGGGGAGCGGGAGCCCGCGGTTGTGGGAGACGACGGGCGAGAAGACCATCGGCGGCTGGGTGCAGTCCTATTGCCAGGAGACGCATCAGGGGCCGGTCCTGTACAACTTCAATCTGGAGTCCAAGGCCCCCGGCGAGAGCGACGCGGCCTACGTCGCGCGCGCGACGGCCGAGCAGCTGGCGGCGTGTTCGCCCGACAAGCCCCTTCTGCCGTGGCTGATGGCGGTGGGCGAGCCCTGGGCGGGTACGGCCCCGCAGTCGTTCACGCAGACGGCGGACGCACTGACGGATCAGCTGTCCCAGCTGGCGGCCCGGGGGGTGGAGGACGCGATCATTTACTGGGACCACATCGCCGGGGTGGCGGACCTGCCGGCGACGCTGGCCGTGCTCGCGGCCCACGAGGGGGTATAGTTGGCGTCGCCGGCGGACGGGCAGGAGCGCCGGCATGAGTCCATCGGGCGACGTCGTCCACCAGACGCTGACCATGCGCAGTGTCGCCGTGATGCAGTTGGTGACCATGATCGTCGGGCTCGCGGGTCTGGTCTACCACGCCGGGACGCTCAACCAGCGGCTCGACGAGCAGGTTCGCGGGCTGGGCAAGACCGAGGTGCTTGTCCGCGAGCTCGGCGCGATCGTGAGCCAGTTGGCCCAGGAGCGATCGGCGGACCGGGCCCGGATCGAATCGCTGACGGACCGCCTCCGCTCGGTGGAGGACCAGCTTCGGGCCCGCCCCGCGCGAGGAGGAACCCCGTGAAGCCGAAACCCTGGTACGCGAGCAAGACGTTGATCGGAGCCCTTGTCATGATCCTGTCGCTTCTGGCCCGGCAGTCGCTGGGGCGCGACCTGACGCCGGAGGAGACGACGACACTCAGCGAGTGGCTGACGACCGCCGGCGACCTGATCGGGCTGACCCTGGTGGTCTGGGGGCGGTGGACCGCGACGCGGCGGATCAAGACGCCCAAGGGGCTGGGGCTGCTGGCGATCGTGCTGCTCGGGGGATGCTCCATGATCGGGGCCCGGCAGCGGGTGGGGTTCGAGGGCGTGCGGAGCCAGCAGCCGTCGCCCAACACCATCACGTCGGTCGGGGCGACCAGCCACGCGGCCCAGACGGTGCCGCTGACCTGGATCGTCGCGGGCGAAGCCAACAGCCTGCGCCCGGGTTCGGGCCTGACGGCGGCGTTCGACTTCAGCGGGGGCGACGCGGTTCGGCGGTGGGTGGTGGACTCGGGCGGCGAGGCCCGGGTCGGGGCCGACCTGATCGAGTTCGACCCGGCGACGGGGGCGTTCCGGGTCGAGGGCGCGACGGCGTTCATGGCGAGCGCCGAGGCGGCCCGGGCCCAGAACGAGGCCCTGGACCGGCTGTCGGTGGTCTGGCGGGCGTTGGCGGCCGAGCAGCGTGCGGCGGTGGAGGCGATTGTGCCGGGTCTGGCGGACGTGCTCAAGGGGCTGGTGCCATGAGCGACACGCCCCCTCTTTCGCGGCCGTGGATGCAGGCGTTTCTCGCGGCCTACTCCAGGTGCGGGCAGGTGGGCCTGGCCGCGCAGGCGGCCGGAATCGAGAACTGCACGCACTACCGGGCGATGGTGCGCGACCCCGAGTACCGGGCGGCGTTCGCCGAGGCCCGTGCGGAGCTGGTGGACGCCCTTGAGAGCGAGGCCATGCGGCGGGTGCTGGAGGTCCGGGGCGAGGCCGGGATCGGCTCGGACGCCATGCTGGTGGCGATGCTCAAGGCCCTGAAGCGCGACGTGTACGGCGACCGCGTCATCCACGACGGGACGGTCGAGATCGAGGTCAAGCAGATCGAGTTGGATCGGCCCAGCATCCACGAGGAGCCCCTGCCATGCCTGGAAGCGTGATTCCCGCCTTCGACGCGGTCGTAACGGGGGCCATGCGGCCCGCGACGCTCGCGGAGGACTGGCGCGAGATCGTCACCGGTCTCAACGCCGCCGACGCGACGCCCGCGACCCCATCGTCGATCGCGGCGACGCGGTCGATCCTCTCGGACCGCAAGGGCCTGGCCCGGTACCTGGCGCTGCGGCTCAAGTACGACGCGGCCCATACGGCGGTGGGCACGCCGCCCGTGATCCGCGTGCTCGGACGCCACGGGGCCGCGGGCGAATGGGAGTTCCTCTCCAACGTGAACGGGCTGCGGGACGTGACGCTCGTGCCCGACATCGCGGCGGACGTGGTGAACGCGGCGGGGACGTTCCGCTTCGCGGCGGGGACGCCAGCGGCCATGACCTGGGACCTGCGCGGGAACACGGACCTGCTCGTGGCGGTCATTACCGCGATGGCCGCGACGAACGGGAACGTGGCGTTGAACACCATCCAGGCCCGCCTGCTCCCGGAGGTCTGACCCATGCTGATGCCCGACCGGCTCCGTCTTCTCGCCCAGGGCGGTTTGACCCGCCCCCGCGGCTACGGCGCGGGGCCCATGCGCTGGGCCCACAACATCGACGGTGGGGTCGCGGGCTGGGACACGCTCACCAGCTTCGGCGTCGCGTCCAACGAAACCGCGCTGGTGCGGTTCGGCTCCCAATCCATCCGCCTCACGGCGACCGTGGGCGAGGACCAGGAGGAGCACTGCTACAAGGCCGACCTGTTCCCGGTCGCCAACTTCTCGTCCGGCAAGCACTGGTTCGAGCTGACGGTGCATACGCAGGCCCTCAACGCGCTGGCGCACAAGCTCTACCTCTTCGGCAACAACGGCGTCGTGAAGTACGGCACGATCAACCTTGCCGATGGGGGGAAGATCGGGAACGGCTGGCACACCCTGTTCGGCCCGCTCGCGCTGGACTTCGCCGTGGGCGGGTTCGACCTGAGCGACACCACGGGGGTCGGGTACGAGTTCACCAAGGGCGACGTCACCGACTTCGTCGTCCTGGACAACCTGGCGATCTACAAGAGCACGGGGCTGCCCCAGGTCTGTTTCACGGTGGACGACGGGCTGACGCACGCGGCCAAGATCGCGCGGATGGTCAACGGGTTCGGGTGGCCGGTGCATCACGGGATCATCGCGGGCAAGGTGGGGGCGGCTGGGTACCTGACGCGGGCCCAGCTCGACGAGGAGTACCTGCGCGGCAACAGCATCGGCTCGCACACGATGAACCACCTGGCGGCCCCGCGCAACTGGGCGGCGGTCGGCGTGCAGGAGGCGTTGGACGAGGCGGTGGGGGCCAAGGAGCGGCTGCTGTCGTGGGGCTACGAGCGGGGGTCGGACGTCTTCGTGGCGCCCTTCGGGCTGGGGAGCGACGCCGACGAGGTCACGCAGGCCAAGCTCGACGCCATCGCGCCCTACTTCCGGCACGTGGTCAACACCAACCCGCCGCTCCATCCGGCGGTGCGGGGCCTGTATCAGAACGGGGGCAACGCGGACTTCCCGAGCCCTTTGCTCCCGTCCCAGCGGCGGATCATCAGCCGCATGCTCCAGGACAACGACGGGACCTTCCCGTTCAACTCGACGGCGATCACGCGGATCATCAACGCGACGGCGACGGGGGTGGTGATGCTCCACCAGCTCGACACGGGGGCGCCCTACCACACCACGGCGACGTTCGCGTCGGCGTTGGACGCGCTGCGGGTGGCGACGCTGGCGGGGACGTGCGCGGTGCGTTCGCTCCAGGAGGTGCTGGACCCGTGACCGTGGCCGCGCCCGACCAGCCCCGCCGCGTCCGCTACCGCCCCGCGGCGTCGTTGGCGTCGCTGTGGGAGGTCGATGGCGGCGAGGTGCTGGTGGAGGGACCGGCGGGCACGGGGAAGACCTACGCCATCTGCCACTTCCTCGACTACCTGGCGCGGCGGTATCCCGGGGCCCGGATCGGGGTGTTCCGGCGGTTCCGATCGCTGTTGCGCGAGTCGTTCGTCCGCTCGTTCGAGACCGCCAACGGGGTGCGCTGGCCGGTGACGGGGAGCGTGCTGCGCTACCGCAACGGCTCGCGGATCATGCTGGGCGGGCTGGACGACCCGGAGCGGTATCGGTCGGTGCAGCTGGACGTGGTGTATTGCTGTGAGGCGACCGAGATCCGCGAGGCCGACTGGGAGGAGTTGCAGCGGGCCCTGAGGCACACGGCGATCCCGCACCCCCGGGCGACGCCCCAGCGGCCCTATTTCAGGCTGGCCCTGGCGGACTGCAACCCCGACGCCCCGACGCATTGGTTGAACCAGCGCCCGAGCCGGGGGATCATGCGCCGGCTCGTGACGGCGCACACGGACAACCCCACGGTGACGCCGGACTACCTCGAGCGCCTGTCGCGTCTCAAGGGGGTGCGGCGGGACCGGCTCTACCTGGGCCGCTGGGTGGCGGCCGAGGGGGCGATCTGGCCCGAGTTCACGCCCGCGCACGTCGTGCCCATGCCCGCGCCCGAGTCGATCGGGTGGACCTTCGCGTCGGTGGACTGGGGCTACCACGCCCCGGGCACCATGCAGGTCTGGGGGGTCACGCGCGATCAGTGCATGGTCCTGCTCCGCGAGCACTACCGGGTGGAACAGACGCTCGGATGGTGGGCCGACCGGGCCGTCGAGGCGTACCGGGACTTCAAGGATCGGGCGTTCCACTGCTTCGTGTGCGACCCCTCCCAGCCCGGGAACATCCAGACCTTCAACGACGCCCTGGGGCCGGTGGGCGGGCGGGACGTGCCTCGGCTGGCGGTGGCGGCCGACAACGCGGTGATGCCGGGCCTGGACCTGGTGCGGCAGCGGCTCGCCGACCGTCGCGTGCTCTTCGCCCTGGGGGCCCTCGTGGAGCGGGACCAGACGCTCGCGGCGGCCCTGGCGCCGTGCTCGGTGGTGGACGAGATCCCGGCGTATTCATACCGCCGGGCCGACGACGGACGGCCCGCGCGTGAGGAGCCCGAGCCGGGCAGCGACGACCACGGATGTGACGCCATGCGCTACGCGGCGATGCACGTCTGGGGCCGCGACATGACGCCGCCGCCCGCCAAGCAGGAGCACGCATGGAACTCCGCGTACAAGACCCTGGGGCACGATCAGGTCTGGGCGCGGCTGCGCAAGCAGGGGTACCGGGTGTGAGCCGCCACAAGCCACACGGATCGCCGCCGCCCCAGCCCCCGCCCGCCCCGTCGCCACCGCCGGAGACGGGCGGCAGCACCGCCACCATCACGCTCCGGTTCGGCCAGACGGTCGAGTGCGACGGCGTGAGCGTGGGGCCCGTCCGCACCGAGCGGGGGACGGGCTTCCGGGTCAACGGCACGCTCATCGTCTTCCTCGGGACCGACTGGTCCAACGGACGGCCCATCCTGCACGTGCGCGTGGACAAGCCGGGCGTGTCCATCCGCCGGCAGAACACGGAGGCTTGAGATGTCGTTCTGGGACACACCCGCCAAGCTCAAGCAGGCCATCGACGAGGGGGTCGGCCACCGCGAGACCGCCATGAAGCAGCGGGCCGAGGTCCTGCGCCTGTACGCGGGCGGGTCCGCCGGCGAGCTTGAGGGCGAGGAGTCGCTTGAGAACACGGTCTTCCAGTTCGTGGCCCTGATGTTGCCGCGGCTGGTCTTCGCCGAGCCGAGGCTGCGGGTCAAGACCCGCCGGGGCGAGATGGGCAAGGCCGTGGCCGCCGCCATGCAGCACGGGCTCAACCGCTGGATCAGGGACAGCGACGCCGTCGGCGTGCTCCGCCGCCTGGCCTACGACTACCTGATCGGCTACGCCGTGGCGCTGGTCCGGCAGGGCGTGATGCCCGGGCACGACCCCGCCGACCCCGACGCCCTGCACTGGCCCGTCGTGACCGCCATCATGCCGGAGCGGTTCGTGCTCGACCCCACGGCGACCTGCGCCGAGGAGGTGCGCTGGAGCGCCCACCTGTGGCGGCGCACGCGCGAGTCACTGGCCGCCGAGCCCGAGGGGGCCGGGTGGGACCAGGCCGCCGTGGCCGGCGCGGGCACGTCGCTCCCATCGGGCGACCCCATGAGCGCCCGCGTGGCCGCGGGGACCGACACCGACCACGTCTACGGGTGGGAGGTCTGGGTCCGCGACGACGCCGAGCCGGGGCGTGGGGCCCGCGAGGGCTTCCACGGGTCGATTCACACCATCGCCGCCGACGGCGGGCAGCTGCGCCGCAAGACCCCCTACTGGGGCCCCCGCACCGGCCCCCACCGCGTCATGGGCGCGTACCACGTCCCCAACCAGCCCTACCCGATGAGCCCCCTGGCCGCGACGCTGGCCCAGATGCGGGCCACCCACCGCGCCGCCCGCGCCGTCGCCGACGGGTTCGACACCTACAAGCGCATGGCCCTCGTCAACTCCAAGAACCCCGACCTTGAGAAGACCATCGCGTCGGGCGAGCACGCCAACGTCTACGGCGTCCCCGACTTCTCGCGGGACCAGGTGCAGGAGATGGAGCTGGGGGGCGCGACCAAGCAGCAGATCGAGATGCTGATGATGCTCCGGGAGCGCGAGGACCGGGCCGTGGGCCTCACCGACGCCATGCGCGGGAGCGTGACCGGCAAGGCCACCGCCACCGAGAACGCCATCGCCGACTCTTCAATGACGGCCCGCGTGTCCTACATCACCGACACCTTCCGCGCCGCCGTCGCCTCGGTCCTCCGGGACGTGGGGTGGTTCCTCTACCACGACGACGCGGTGGTCATCCCCGTGGGCGACCGGGCCGGGCAGGCGATGGGCATGTTCGACCCCATGTTCCTCGGGGGCCAGCACGAGTGGGAGAGCGGGCTTCGGTTCGACGACCTCGAACTGGACATCGAGCCCTACTCGATGCAGCGCGTGGACCAGGGCCTGCTCCAGTCCAACCTCATGCAGCTCCTGTCCATCGTGACGCAGGTCGCCCCGCTCATGCCCCAGATGCCCTACGTCAACTGGAAGAGCCTGCTGGAGAAGGCGGGCGACGCCCTCAACGACGACGACATGGGCGCGCTGGTCGATCCCGCGATGGCGCAGACGCTCGCCTTCGGGCAGCCCATCCCGCCGCCCCAGGCGCCCCCGCCCGGTCCGCGATTCGGCAAGACCTTCGCGGCCCCGAAACCCGCGATGCCCGGCGAGCTGTCGGGCCGCGAGACGATCGGAGCGCAGCGCTGATGCCCCAGTACCCGTTCCGAACCGGGTCCGGCGCCGTCGTGTACGTCACCATCCCCATGAAGGAGGCGCCCTGCATCGGCGCCGAGGTCGTGCTGGGGGGCGAGCGGCTGACGCGCCTCCCGCCCCAGCCGGGCGACCTGAAGGTCAACGGCGACCCATTCAGCGGGCGCTACCCCTACGTCAGCCACCAGCTCCCCCTCAAGCTCAAGGGCGAGACCCACGACAAGGACGGGTTCACCGTGGTTCGCAACGCCCGCGAGCAGGACCGCATCGCCAAGACCTACGGGGCGACGGTCGTGTAGCCGGGGTACACTACCCGGCGACAACCCATGTGCGGCGGCAGCCGCGTGAGCCCGTGACCAGCGAGGACCGCCATGCCGCCCGAAACCGCCGAAGCACCACAGACCGCCACGCCCGTCGCGCCCGCGGCGCCGACCGCCGCCGAGACCGCCAACGACACGTTTCTCTCGCAACTCGACGCGCCCGCCGCGCCCG